GTCCCGGGAAGGACTCGAGAAAATACGCGGGGAGATCCCTCCGATCAAGCGGAAGATCCCCCTCAACGAGCGGTATCTCGTGGCCCTGAAACGGGAGGGGCTCGGCGATTTCGAGCTCGTCCGGGATCAGGTATTCAACGACCTGGACGCGATGCTCATGTCGGTCCAGGACAGGATAGAGGCGCTCCGCATGGAGGCCATCAGTTCCGGGAAACTTACCATCTCCGAGAACGGGGTCATCATGGTCGTGGATTACGGAGTGCCCGAGGACCATAAGGATGTCCTTGAATCTACCGCACTGTGGAGCGCGGCATCGACCGCCGTTCCGGTCTCCGATATCCAGGAGTGGGTGCAGCAGATTGTGGACGACACGGGGATCAAGCCCTCAAGGGCGCTCACCTCGAGCACGGTGGTCGCGAACCTCCTGAAGAACGAACAGGTCAGGGAACTTATCTACGGGACCGAAGGATCGACCAGGGCCATATCCCTGCCGCAGGTCAACAGTCTGCTCTCCGGGATGGGGCTTCCCTCCATAGCGGTATATGACGCGAAGACCCGGGTAGAGGCCGCAGCAGGGACCCTCTCGACGGTGAGGTTTTTCCCTGAAGACACGTTCGTCCTCCTTCCCGAGGATCCGGTAGGGGAAACCCTGTTCGGACCCACTGCGGAGGCGCTGCTGTCCGATGCCGGGATACCGGTGACCGAGACGGCGGGGCTCTTCGCCCAGATCTACGGCGAACAGGATCCTCCCGCCCTCTGGACGAAGGTGGCCGCCACGGCGATCCCGACCATGCCGCAGGCGGATGCGATCTTCATCTCGACCGTCCTCGACCTGGACTAGAGGTGATCCGATGCGGGTGAAGCTGACCGGTTACGTGCGGGATGCCGGCGGACGGCATCCCCCGGGAACCGTAATGGAATTTGACGAGCGGCCGGGGCGGCGCCTTATACGTTTGGGCGTCGCCCGGTTATTTGAAGAGCCGGTTCAGGAACCGGAGAAGATCCCTGAGCCGGAGAAGATCCCGGAGCAGCTTGTGGAGGTGACGACCGATGGCCCCGTCTCTGGAGGGAGCGAATCAGTACCACGGAAGCCGCCTCGGAAAAGAGGCGTGGGAAGCGGAAAGCAGCGAGCGAAGGGAAAGGGCGGTACTGCAGGCAAGTGAGGATCTGACAGCCTTCAATGCCCTCCCGGGATATGAGGCCGCGGTTTACGAGCAGGCTCTCTGGCTCCTGGGAGACGAGGCTGAGCTGGCGATCAACGGCGTGACGTCCATTGGTCTTGACGGCATGAGCAAGGGATATGCCCGGGGGAAGTGCCCGGCCCATATCTGCCCGAAAGCCTGGGCTCTGGCGACCGGGACGGCCGGCGGCCCGGTGAAGGCGGGACGGTTGAGGAGCGGCGATCCATGGCGTTGCTTAATTCGTTCCTGAAACAGGAGTGCACCTGGCGGCGTCCCTCGGGATATTCCCCTGAAGGGGCGCCGTTGTATCTCTATGAGGAGCTGATCCCCTGCCGGTGGGTGCGGAACGTCCGGAGGTTCCTCGATGCCGCGGGGGAGGCCCATGAGACCACGGTGGACGTCTATACCATGTCCTCGGTGGAGGTCGGAGACCAGCTTGAGCGGGACGGGATGGCAGTGACCGTCCGGACGGTGAAGGACTACGTGGAATTCTCCGGGATCTACGGAGGCAGAAAGCTGGGCTGCACATGACGGTATCGCTTATCTGGCATAAGGAGATCGAGGCGGTCCCGGAAAAGATCGTCATGGAGGCCCTCTGGCTCGTCGGCCAGGATACGGTGGCCGAGGCGCAGAACCTGATCCCCCTGGATACGGGAACGCTGCGGAGATCGGGAACGGTCACAGTGGGATCCCTGCCGGATCCCGGGAAGATCTATCCCCAGGCGAAGACGAAGAACATGAGGAAGGTTTACCAGGGACAGGTGCTCAGTCCCGCGAAGGTCGTCTACATCTCCTATAACACTCCCTACGCGAACCGGCTTCATGAAGACATGAACTGGAAGCCCCGGGGATGGAAGACGGGACGGCGGAAGGGGAAGACCATCCGGCTGAAGAAGCCCGCGGTGGGCGGCCCGAAGTGGATCGAGAAGTCGATCCCCAGGTCATGGCAGCGGCTGCCCCAGATGATCACAAGGGCCCGGAGGAAGTTCGAAAGCGGGGCGATGAAATGACGATGCTCGAACGGATACGGGAGACGGTTCAGGATACCGGGCTGGATCACGTCTATATATTCCGGGCTCCGGATATCCTCCGGTGCGTCACCATTACGCCGTATATGAGCTCCCCCCTGTCCGATATCCCCATGAGCAGCGAATCCTACCAGGTCGCCGTCCGGTCAGACGATGCGAATGACGCGAGGCGGACGGCATGGGCGGCGTTCCGGGCTGTGGATGAGGACAGGGAGATACATGCGGTATTCCGGCAGACCCCCACGTTTCTCGGTCTCGAGGACGGACGGGTCCTGTACGTTTTCAATTTTGACGTTATCGCGTCATGGGATGAATTGATTGAAGAAAGTGGGGGGTAAAGAGTGCCTGACATAAGGAAAGTAGATATCGGCCCGTGCTGGGCCCGTTTCGGGACGACCGGCAGCGAGGCCGATCTCGGATGGACCCAGGGAGGGGTAAAGGTATCGTTTGCGACTGAATCGACGGAAATAGAGGCGGACCAGGAGACGGATCCCATATTCGACAACATCACGAAACGGCCGATCTCAGTATCGGTACCGGCCATTGAGTATACCCTGGAGCTGATCGCGATGGCTCTTCCGGGAGCGACGCATTACTACAACGCCGCGACGCTGACGACGAACCTGACCGGAGAAAATAACGATCTCATATTTACGGCGAAGACCGGGAACGGGCTCATCGGTCCCGGGAACGATGTCTCAATCGAGTACATCAATCCCGGAGCCCTTCAGGCGGCCTGCGCCGTATCCGTGGAGGGGAAGGCCATATCGGTGATCCTGAAGCATGACGGGACCGACATCACTGCGACCGCAAGTGAAGTGAAGGCCGCCATTGAGGCGTCCGACGACGCGAAGGGCCTGGTCACTGTGGCCCTCGCCAACGAGGATACGGGAGTCGGGACGGTCACCGCCATGGCGGAAACGTACCTGACCGGAGGGAAGGAAAAGGTCGTGCTGATGAGCGCGGCAAGCCAGGATATGAGAGATTTCATGGGATCCCTGATCCTGCATCCCACAAAACGGGAGGAGGCGGACAAAAGCCTGGATCTCTGGTTCCCGGCCGCTGTTCCGATCGGAACCTTCGACCTGGATTACAACAAGGAGACGCCGAAGATCATCAACGTCAACTTCAAGATTTTCCCGGATTCCAGTAGGCGCTCAGTGATCTTCGGCGATCCTACGACCACGGAGGAATGATCTCATGTCCATACTGAAGCTTGATGCCTTCCTGCAGCCCACGAGAACGGTCGAATGGAAGGGGAAGAAATATAAGGTTCTCCCGATGACTCTCAGGAAACGCATGGAGATCCTGGGCGGCGACCGCGAGGATGAGGAGTCCGTTAAAAAGGCGATACTGGACCATATCCCGGATTTTCCCGCGGATGAGATCTACGATCTTCCTCCCCTCGCCCTGGTGGCCCTGTTCAAGTTCGTTCTCCAGGTCGAGGAGGACGAGGGAGGAAAAAACTGACCGGCGGGGGCGGGGAAGAATCCGCTCCCGCCGATCTTGATTACGCCGTGGGACGGGTGTGCTACGGCTACAAGCTCTCTCCCGATGCCGTCCTCGATATGCCCTATACGGCATTCCTCTGCCTGGCGAACAACCTGGAGAAGTACCGGGAGGAGGAGGCGGCATATATGGCCCTGGCCCTGTGGGGGAAGGGGTCGGATGAGGAATCTGCGGAGGTCGTTTCCTATGATTCCCCTGAGGACCTGCGCCGGATATTCGGAGGGATGTGATCCAAAATGGAAGTGGCACAGTTATACGCATCGCTGAAGCTGGACTCATCGCAGTACATGAGCGGGATATCTGCGGCGAAGCGGGGGATGCAGGATACGGGGAAGGCCGCCGGAGATGCGCAGCGGGAAACGACCGCCCTCGCCGGAGTTCTAGGCTCCATCAAGGGGCTCGCCATGGCGGCCTTTTCTTTCGAGGCGGTCCGGCGCGGGGCCATGTACCTGGTCCAGACATCCTCCACCATGGAGCAGTACCGGATGAGGCTGAGAGCCGTCATCGAGAGCCAGAAAGAGGCCGATGAAACATTTCAGAGGATCAAGGACTGGGCCGCGTTTAACCCTGTCAACACAGACGAGGCGGTCGAGTCTTTCGTCCTCCTGAAGGCGGCCGCGGTCGATAATACCGAGGTCGCGGTCAAGGCGACCGGCAACCTGGCGAAGGTCATGGGGCGGGACATGCGGGATGTCGCCATGGCCATCGTCGGATTCAATACGATGCAGATGAGACGTCTCGGCATCCTGCTCGACCAGACCGGAAGCAAGGCGACGATACAGATCGGGAAGCTCCGGCGAGAGGTCGAAAAGGATATCGGGGTCATGCGGCAGAACCTGGTGGAGATGATCGGGGAGGCATACGGAAGAGGCCTCGATATGGCTAAAGGGACGTTCCAGGGCATCATGGACACCATCAGCGGCCAGCTGCAGAACTTCCGGGTGGACCTGGCCGGCATGGACGAAGGGACGCCGTTCAGGAAGATCGTCGAACAGCTGCAGGAGATGAGCGATGCCTTCGACGCCTGGCAGAAGTCGGACAGCTACAAAAAGTTCATCCAAAATTTCCAGGATATTGCCGTCGCCCTGATCAAGGGAACGGAAGGAATAGCGAAGTTCACTGCCGAGGTCGTGACGAGCGATATCGGATCGACCCTCCTCAAGTGGGGCATCGGCCTCAAGGTCGGCATGTGGGGCTTCGGGAAGCTGGTCTCCCTGGGGAAGGGGATCGGCGAAGCCTTCACCGGGGCCGCCGCGAAATTGACGGCGTTCAAGGCGACGCTGACGGGGATCCTCGACAAGTTCCCCTGGCTGTACAAGGTCATGGGAGGGGGAGCCGCCGCTGGCATCGGGGCCGGCATCGCCGCATATACGGCTATGGACAAGGGGCCGGCCGGACTCGAGACCCTGGAGGAACGGCGCGGGCTCGGTCTGAACCTCGGAGGGCTCTCCCTGGAGATCGATACGGAACGGAGCATCAAGGCCATCCGGGACGCAAGGAAGAAACTCTCCCCGGAGGTCCGGGAACTGATGGAGGGGCTGAACAAGGAGATCGCCCCGTACCTGGCGGAAAGCGGAGCCGATATCGGCAAGGCTATGGTCAAATACGCCGAGGAATACGCCGCTGCCGCTGACAAGGCCAGGATCGACGCGAAGGAAGAACAGGAGCGGCTCAGGAAGGAGCAGCGCCCTCTTACGGAGAAGATCCTCGATCCGCTGAACGAGGCTATCAGGATAGCCCAGAAGGAATTCGACAAGGCGAGGGAGATGGCTTCGGCCTTCGGCCTCGACACGGAGAAAGTTCTCTCCCAGGCTGCCGAAACAGCAAAGGACAAAATGGAGGACATCCTGAAGAGCACCCTGGAAACCTTCGGCCCCGGAGGGATCATGGCCATCGCCGACCGCATGCGGAAATTCGACGCCGCCGTTCCCGGGCTGAAGAAGATCGCCGATGCCATCGAGGGGATCGAGGAGAAGACGAAGGGGGCGAAGGAACAGCTCTCTGGACTGAATAACGAGCTGAACGGGCTCACCGGCCCCCTGGGGAAAGTGATGAACGCCCTGAAAAAGGGGCTGTTCAAGCCGGAGGATTTCCGTGAGGTAAAGGAATACATCGAGAGCAATTTCAACGCTATCAGCGAGAAGATCCGGGACGTGGTAAAGCTGGAATTCCCGGGGATGAGCGACCGCTTCCGCGGAGCCATATCCCAAATGATGGGAATGGACATAGCCGAGGGGTTCGGAATGAAGCGGATCCCGGGAACGGCTCCCGGGACCATCGGGGCGGGAACTAGGAAACCGGTGGAGGTGGAACTTTCCCCGGCGGCCCTGAAGGGGATATCCGAGGCGCAGAAGAAGACGGGAGCGACTCCGGTTGCCATAACGATCAACCAGTACGGCTTTAATGTGAAAAGCGAACGGGATGCCCGGGAGATGGGGCGGCTCGCCACGGAAGGCGTGCGTCTCGGCCTGACGGGAGCCCAGTGAGGAGGGGGAGACAGTGGCGGATCAGCAGTACCTGAGAACTTTTTCCTTTGAGCATACCGGCGAGGGGTCCGCCGTCATCGAGTCAGGAGGATCCCTTCAGAAGGTCGCTGCCGGAGGCGGCGGGGAAAAGATCCGGAAAACGGTCTGGCAGAACGTCCGGACTCCTCCCGTGATCCCCGGAGACACGTTCACCGTGGACGGGACCCTTGCGACCTGCGAACGGGTATCCGTGACGGACGAGGTTATTTCCATCGACGGCAGGACTCCCGTCCGTCTCTGGAAGATCGATATCGAGGGACATGCCGGCGGCCCGGGAACTCCGGAGGATCTCGAGGCCGCTTCAGGACAGTATTTCGAGGAGCACGGTTCTGAGATCCCCAGGCGTGAGTTCATCCTCGTAGAGGACGGAGGAAACCTGGAGAAACTGGACGGGGCCACGGTTCGGAGGGGACTGTCGAAAACCGTATGGCAGACGGATTCTATTCCTCCCGTCGAGGCCGGTGCGGAATATTCCTTCAACGGCGTTTCCGGCATCGTCGAGCGGATATCCGTATCGGATGAAGTGCTCTCCATAGCGGACGGAACTCCGGTTCGTCTCTGGAAGTTCGATATCGAGGGGTTCGCCGGGAGCGAGAACGGGGATGCGGATCTCGAAGCCGCGGGACGGAAGTATTTCGAGACGACCGAGATTTCCGAAAGCGTGTCCGAAGGGATCTCCTACGAGGATTTTACGGGAATCCCTCATGTCGTCCGGGAACCCGGAGCGGGGC